GGAGTGGTCAAGTATAAAAGGCTTTCTAAGCTTTATGATAGATGAACCAAACAACTATCCGATCATTAGCATTACAGCTGATGACTCTGATACAATACAGTTCAACGGTGACAACAGGGACACTCGGGTAATGCACGAAGACTTTACCCTGCACAGGGAATGTCCATCATTACAGCAACGCTTCCAGTTCTGTAAAACAAATCGTAAACCATACGATGTTGTTGTATGGTCTTTACTGATGTATTGCAAAGCACGGATCACCGACAAACAAAAATTCATGATACGTAATGATGCAGGGCTTCAGTGCATAGAGTCCAAAATCTATTTCAACAAAGTTAACGAAGCCAAGAATGCTAAAATAGTAACGAAATAGAAATGTGAGTGAAAACTTTTTTCAGATATCTTAATATACAATATCTGACTATACAATAATATCAATACTTTAAGCCCCCACGCGAGTTCGTTTGGGGGCTTTTTTGTTATGATTCGATTTCTATTGCAGTCTCTATTATGTAAAGTTATGATATCTGTATGGCAAAAGCAAAGGTCACACATAAGAACAAACTAGACATTATTGCAAACCCTCGTGTAGAAACAGGGCTGACACCTATGCAAGAAAAGTTTGCTACGATTTATGCAACCGAGGAAGTTACACAAACTGAAGCCGCTCTCAAAGCAGGGTACGCTGAAAGCAATGCCCATGCGATAGCAAGCCGTATGCTGAATGGACGGGACTACCCACAAGTTTTGGAAAGGGTACGGCAAATCAAAAACGAACTGCAACATAAGTTTGAGGTTAGTTTTGAAAGCCACGTTCGCAAGCTAGCACAGATTAGAGACGAGGCGATGCAGAACGGTAACTTCGCCGCCGCTGTCAGTGCTGAAAAATCCAGAGGTCAAGCGGCTGGATTGTATATAGATAGAAAAGAAATAATGATGGGTAAGATAGACCAGATGTCTCGGGAGGAAGTAATGAAAGAAATACAAAAGATTCAGGAGGAGTTCCCACAGCTTGTGGAACAAACCAAACCTGCGATTGATGTAGATTATACTGATATAGAAGTACACCCAAAAGCTGATGAAAAAACCTGAGTCAAAGCTCTGGCATTTGCTCCGTGATGGAACAAGAGGCAAGGTTCACTGGACACGAGTTGAGTCATGGTCTGTCCCAGGAGTGCCTGACTTGAATGGATGTATGAACGGAAAAGAGTTTTGGGTTGAGCTAAAGGTTCTTACGACAAAGACTGACAAGAAGTTTCCAAAGTGGCGACCTCATCAGATTGCTTGGCAGACAGGACGTACAGCGAAAGGAGGCTGTGTTTGGAACTTGGTTCATCATCTCCTGTCCCGTCGCCTCTTTATTATTGATGGAAAGAACCTTGGACCGAGATTGATGGACGATGATTGTACGTACGATGGAACGTATGAGATGCCGAAAGATTATGATGGATGGTCTAAGATCCTAGAGCGAATGATATCGTAAGACTTCGCCCGAAGTCAGCGGCTTCTGTTCAAATGTGCTCATTATGAGTAATTAAGGGTTTACAATCATACGCCCCATATGCTATTCTATTTACATAACTTAAATATAAATACTCGTAGAAAGGAGTACATTATGAAGACTAACACTGCTAAAAAAATCGCCCCTAAGGAAATCACCTTTCAGGGCATTAGTTCCATCCCTGCTGACAAGCGTGAAAAGGTAGGCGTTATTCCTGGGGATATCTACACATGGTTGAAGGACAAGGCAGGAAACAATCCTGCTAATGTTATTATACGTCCAGTCCAAGGGTTGGATATCACTAAGGGTTTCCCTTTTGAGCGTACCATGTTCCTTAAGGACGGTACACCTAATCATGAGCGACGTGCCTTAGTGATGTGGGCATTGGTCAACTCAGGCAAGGCTGAATATACATTGGCTGATTGCCAAGCTGACCACAAAAAAATCAAATCACCTGCCTACGGTGTGAAAGGTTTAATTGATGCCCTTAACGGTGGGCAGTCACCATCCGCTAAAACCACATGGGGACGGAACTATGTTGAGCTTGTAGTTAAGAAATAATTACTGGCAATTAGGAGGGAGCTTGATGGCTCCCTTCTTTTTTATTTTGATGGACGATGGATATTGATGGATGGACAATGATTGATCGTCTTTATATGTATATGTATATAGACATCTAAAGAAGTCGCACGAAGTCGGTCGGGGAGGTTATAGGATACACCTTGATAACCGTATATGCTATATTTAGGTATGTTCAATTTAATAAAAGGATCAAAACTATGTACATAGACGATAACAATTATGACACAGCAATAGAGAATCTTGATGATTGTATTTGGGCGATTAACAATATGTTAGATTATACTATCAAGCCAAGAGGCTTTGCTTCTAAAGAAGACCATAAGTATCTTGAGCCAAGATTCTCAGAGGCAAACCGTTATATCATTAGCTTGCTAGCTCATCCAAAGCATAACGAAAAGTTTAAGGCTCTGCATCGTGATAAAGATTACGCACAGATCTTAAGCAAAGCGATGGGGCGACTTGTCAATACAACGTATCAAGAGTTTGCTGACACAGTTAATCAAAGATATTAACTAATTAGGAGGGGGCATTGCCCCCTCTTTTTTTGCCCTGTTGTTTGATGGACATTGATGGATGGACAATGAATGATGACGAGAAGAATATATATCTTAGAACATATATCCCAGAAGCCGATCTCAAATGAACTCAGTCCCGAAACTAAAGGATACACCTTGACGCCGTCAAGGTGTAAGGTATTAGTATAAATTAATTAACACGGAGGTTACTATGTTTATGTTTTTCGCGGTCTGTGGTGTCGCCGCTTTTTTATTCTTTTTGCTAGTTGTTAATCTAATGGATCTATGATGATGGTTGATTGATGGAGAGCAAAATCACGTGTGTAACATATGATCACATAAGAGGGTCAAAAGCTGCACTTAGGGGTTTACAATGTTGTATATTAATATATATTAGTAGTTGTAAGGCGTTGCATTGGGTAACGCCCATTTTTAAAAGGGTAAAACTATGGTAAACAAACCACAAGTTTTAAACGGTGCTACAGGGGTAAAAAACCCAGTGGTAACAGCCCACGTAATAGCTTTTATTAAAGCTAACGGTGGGTTAGGTAATGTTGCGTTGCAACTTACCCCAAACGCTATTGGCAAAAATGGCGTTTTATTTGGTGGTGGTAAATTAACCACTGCTTTAGCCCCCAACAAGCAAGGCGTGCTTGGTGGGCGTGCAAGCATACTATGGGCTTGCATACATGGTTGGGCTAACGGTAAGCCAGTGGCTACCAACGTGCCTAAAACAGTGCCTAGTGCCGTGCCACTTAGCACTATACAGCTAGCACACACAGCTTATAAAGCTAGCGTGTTTGCTAACGCTAATACACCACAGTTTGGTAACACCAACCAAAACGCTGTGGTTGCCTTGCTTAACGGTGGGTTTAGCCCTGCTTGTAAGCTATATGGCACAGCGTATGCCAAGCTTGTGTTAGCTTAACCTACACCGTGCCAAGTACCCTTAAAAGGTACTTGGCACACGTTAGTTAACGTTAACGTAAACCTCGCCCCCCACACCCCCCTTGGAGACGAGAAACATGTAAATGCGTTAGCGTTTACACGGTTTTTGATATTTCAACAGCACCCAAAAAATTATTGTACCCCCACCCCCCTTTTTAGGGTTGGGACTCCTATAAGGTTGCTTTTGCAAAAATTTTATATTATTTCTAAAAAACATGAGCGATGTGCCATTGAATATTCCCACGGATAAGTTAAAGACTTACGCACAGCTTTTGGAAAAGCAAAAAAGGTTCAAGGCTAGTGAGCGAGCACAGAAAGACTTTTTGTCATATACAAAAACTGTTTGGACGGAGTTCATAGAGGGTCGCCACCATAAGATTATGGCTGATAAGTTTAACAAGTTGGCGAAGGGCGAAATCAAAAGGTTGATTGTGAATATGCCCCCACGCCATACTAAGAGTGAGTTTGCCAGTTACCTATTGCCTTCGTGGTTGATGGGCAAAAACCCTAAGTTGAAGATAATACAGGCGACGCATACTGGAGAGTTAGCTGTGCGTTTTGGACGTAAGGTACGTAATTTGATGAATAGTGTTGATTATTCGTTGGTATTCCCAGAAGTGAAGTTGCGACAAGACAGTTCAGCGGCAGGCAGATGGGAAACGGATAAGGGTGGTGAATATTTTGCGGCTGGAGTTGGAGGTGCGATTACTGGACGTGGTGCAGATTTGATGATTATTGATGACCCCCATTCAGAACAAGATGCGTTGTCGCCTGCGGCGATGGAAAGTGCGTATGAATGGTATACCAGTGGACCGCGACAGCGTTTACAGCCTGGAGGAAGCATAGTGATTGTGATGACGCGATGGTCTGAGATAGATTTGACAGGTAAGTTGATGAAGCAACAGGGTCGTGATATCCTTGCTGACCAGTGGGAAGTGGTTGAGTTTCCTGCTATTATGCCCGATGGCAAGGCATTGTGGAGTAATTTTTGGAAATTAGAAGAATTGGAAAAGGTACGTGCGTCGTTATCGGTGGGCAAGTGGGAAGCACAGTGGCAACAGAACCCTACGAGTGAAAGTGGAGCGATATTAAAGCGTGATTGGTGGCGTATATGGAAACAAAAGGATATACCGCCTTTGCAATATGTGATGCAGAGTTATGATACGGCGTTTAGTAAACAGACGAATGCTGATTATAGTGCGATTACGACGTGGGGTGTTTTTTATAATGATGAAGATAAGATGAAGCCCAATATTATACTGTGTGATGCACGGCGAGGACGGTGGGATTTTCCAGAATTACGGCGTAAAGCGTTAGAAGAATACGAATATTGGGATCCGGAATGTGTTTTAATAGAAGCAAAAGCGTCGGGTATGCCGTTGACGCAAGAACTACGGTCTATGGGCATTCCAGTGCAGAATTATAGCCCGAGTAGAGGTAATGATAAGTTTACTCGAGTAAATTCAGTTGCACCGATGTTGGAAAGTGGGTTAGTATGGTGTCCAGAAGAGAGATGGGCTGAAGAAGTTATGGAAGAATGTGCTTCTTTTCCAGCAGGGGAGCATGATGATTATGTTGATACAGTTACACAAGCCTTACGCCGATTTAGAGAAGGTGGTTTTATAACACACCCAGAGGATTACAGTGATGAAACAGATTTACCCCCCAGACAGAACACCTACTACGGATGATTTGCAAATAACTTTAGAGAAGTTACAGGAAAAAATGAATAATTTTTTTGATGAGATACAGCCCAAAGTCGTAAAGCCTAAATTTACGGTAATACAGGGTGGAAAAAAAGATGGCTGAGGAAAAAAGCCCATACGATAATATCGATAAAGAGTTTACATTGGTCAATCGACCATTCGAACCTGAGCTTGGCGATAATATTGAAGTAGAATTAC